TGTCTAAGCCTTGGATGCTTTCTAACACAAGATAAGCGATTAGTTCCCCAGGTGTATCGTTAGTCATATCTATGGTCCTTAAAGAGGCACATCTACCTCGACAGTCATCCTCCATAGGATGGGCGTCAAAATGGAGTCTACTCTATTAACGCTAACTCTTGTGCCGTTATATTTACTTTAGTCCCCTTGACGAACCCCTTGCAGCTCTGCTAGAGCCCCACAAACTGCTCTCGCACTCATGAGCCAAAAGGACTCCTATGATTACTGAACATCGTCCCACTGAAGTAACCTATATCCCCTCACCGACGGCCTATTCATTTCACATGTCCAACGCTGATACCCGAATGGTGATGGGACCTGTAGGGTCCGGTAAGTCCACTATGTCTATCCTGGAGTTGATACGGCTCGCTGCTGGCCAGGCACCTGACAAGTACAATAAAAGGTCTACTCGATGGCTCATCGTCCGAGAGACCTACCCTCAGCTTCGTAACACAGTATGGGAGTCTTTCAAGCTCTGGCTGAAACCTAACGAAGCTACCTGCCGCTACACCGAGTCGGCTCCTATGAGAATACGATGGACTGACCGACTCGGTGATGGAACGTTGATGAATGCTGAGTTCATCTTCATGGCTATTAGTAAACCTCAGGATTACGAGAACCTTAAGTCGCTGGAGCTAACAGGTGCCTTTATCAACGAAGGTGGCTATATGGACTTCGACGTCGTAACCACGGTATTGAGTCGTATAGGTCGATACCCTGCTCCCGTTGATGCCGTCGATGTTAAGAACCCCATTACTCGAACGGCTCTGCTGATTGACTCTAACCCGCCGGATGAAGACGGATGGATGGCTCAGAAGTTCAAGCAGCCACCTCCAGGTTGGGACCTATGGAGACAACCAGGGGCCGTGATAGAAGACCCCAGCTCTGAGCTAGGCTACGCACTAAACCCTAAAGGAGAGAACTTCGACTATATAGGCATTGGTCCTAAGAAGTACTACCTGGACAAAGTAGGTGCCATGACCAAAGAGCAGGTCAAAGTCCTCTTCATGGGTGACTTCGGTGTTACCTCTAATGGCAAGGCTGTCTATCGTCGCCAATGGATGGATGACGTCCACGTCTTCAACGGTAAGCTTGGCGCTGTCCCTGGCTATCCGATCCTCCTCGGATGGGATTGGGGTAAAGGCGGGGAAGCCTGCATCATTGCCCAGAAGACCAACTCTGGTCAACTGCGAGTCCTCCGAGAGATTGTCGCTGACAACATCGGTCTCCATGACTTTGCTCGTACCTTTGTCCGACCTTACCTAGAGAAGTACTACCCGAGTCCTAAGTGGGAAATCATCTCTGTCGGTGACCCCTCCGGCATAGCAAGTCATGGTCTATCCAAAGACTCTCTGAACTACTTCGACGTCTTGAATAACTCCAAAGACGGCATCTTCGCTGATTGGTTCGAGACGCGACCCGCTAAGTCTAACCACATTGAGCTACGTCTTAATGCGGTTCGGTTCTTCCTCTCCGAAACTACGGAAGCAGGTAACCCTAAGTTCGTCTTAGATAAGACTGAGTGTTCACGTCTCCGTCGAGGCTTTAACGCTGGCTACGCCTATAAGCGTAAGCAGGTCACTGGCGAAGCACAGTACAAAGACGTCCCCGATAAGAATGACTTCTCCCATCCTCATGATGGACTTCAGTACATCTGCTTGGAAGCTCACCCGAAATACAAAGAGCTTGTTAAGCACACTTCATTCGTTACACGTTCTCTCGTAGACGGAGTAACCAACTACTAGGGACTCCTATGATTAATAAAGAAAAAGAAGACTATGACTTAGAGTTTTCAAGAGACTCCGATGTCCCTGATGAGGATCTAACGGACGATCAGAAGGCTGCCCGATATGCAGAAGACTTCGCTACTGCTCTCGATGTAGAACGGTCCAGAATAATTCAGCAAGTGGAATCTGAAGTCCACGCTAAACTCTCTAAAAGCTATAATCTGTATGTCGGCGTAAAGGACTCTGACGGTAACGATACATTCGAGCGGTCTATCCCGCAGCCGACGTCAGGAAGTGTCATATACCAGAACATCACTCGACAGATTACGAATGATGGCGTTAATCAGTTAGGGGACTTGTTGTTCCCTTCTGATGATAGGAACTATGGAGTGAAGGAGGTGCCGCTAACGCCTCCTCCAGTCTCCATTGCTATGGAAGGGGCAATTGACGCTAAAGGCGAAGCCCTTACTGACGCTGAAGGTAATCAGTTAAGTAATCAGCAATACTATGAACGTCTACAAGTGAAGCTTCGTCGGAAGGTGAAGCGGATGTTCACCAAGATGGATGGCGCACTCATCGCCGCTAAGTACCCCGAGAAGGCACGTCAAGTCATCCGGGATGCAGGCATCTTCGGCACAGGCATTCTCAAAGGCCCTATCCCCGGTAAAGTATCACTAGGTCGATGGGCTAAAGCTAAAGGCGGTCAGTGGAAGCTGCGCCCGAGTGAGAAGCTAGAGCCTGATGTCAAAGTCGTCTCCCCTTTTGACTTCTTCCCTGATATGTCTGCCAGTAACTTAGATGAAGCTGGTTACATCTGGGAGCGGAGCTACTTGCATCCTGAAGACCTCGCTAAGGACGCTAAGAAGAAAGGCTGGAACCCTGAGATAGTCGAACGTCTCCTCGCCTCTGGCGTCCACCAAGTAGATACCGACGGTTCCATACGGGACCAAACGCGAGCAGCCCGAGGCCTAAACTCCCTCCGGTCTGAAGGCCGTTATGTCATCTGGGAACGTCATGGCTGGCTGAACCATACCCAGTGCGAACACCTTCCTATGGAAGTTCCCGAGAAGTTCGCTGATGGGGGTTACGGCATCGTCACAATGTGTAACAGCCGGGTACTGAATGTCGTCTTCAGTCCTTATGAGAATCCTGAGCACATGTACTCCGTCTACAACTGGGATGAAGACCCGTTCTGTATCTTCGGAGACGGCATACCGATCCTCATGGACCAGCCCCAGCATATCTATAACTCTGCCTGGCGGATGGCGGTGGACAACGCAGGTCTCGCTGCTATCCCTCAAGTCGTCATCAACAAGAAGACTATTGAACCGGCAGATCCTAGCGAAGCAGGAGACTATACCCTACGTCCTGGTAAGCAGTGGTTCCGAACTGGCTCTGAATATTCCAATGAGGGGTCAGCAGATCCTTTCGCCCTCATGGCCATCCAGCAGGACATCCAGCAGCTCTTTGTCATTATCGACAAAGCTACTAATGATGCCTACGAGCTGTCAGGAGTTACCCGCGTAAACAAAGCCAATGCAGGCCTTGATAACGCCCCTGTCACTTTAGGTGCCACACAGATCGTGCAGAACAATAACAGTGTCAGCCGTCGAGGCCAGGCACGTCGTTGGGATGATCAAATCACGTCTACTCTGATTCGAAGAGTCTACGAGTTCTTCATGCAATTTGAAGACGACGATGAGATTAAAGCAGACATGGCTATCGAGCCTAGAGGGTCTACCGTCTTGCTCTCGAAAGAGCTAGTCGCAAGTAACCTAATGCAACTCTACCAGGTTACCTCTAACGGGAGCGAGCAAGGCGTCAAGCCTTTAGCTCTGCTTCGTGCCATTGCTTCTTCCATGCAGTTCTCTGAAGGACGCTTCGTTGAGACTGAGGATGAGGAAGAGATGCGGATTGCTAACGCCCAGGATGCAGTATCCCCTGAACAGCAGATGCAGCAGCAAGAGCTTGAACTTAAGCAGCAAGAGCTTGAACTTAAGATGCAAGAGCTTCAGCTTCGTGAGCGCGATGTCGCCACTAAAGAAGCACAGATCGAGCTGGAGCATAGTCGTCTCCAGGTGGATGCGCAGATGCAACAGCAGAAGCTTCTCCTAGAGTCTCAGAAGCACCAAGACAGCGTGCAGGTCAAGGTCGCTCAGATGCAAGGTAAGGCTGAGGAGGTAATGAATAAGCTCTCGGTTGATATGGAGAAGTTAAACAAAACTGACTCAACCAATCGGGACATTGCACACGCTGGTATCCAATCGAAACGTGAAGGGGACTCCTATAAGGACTCCATCCGGGCGAAAGAGATTGAGATCAAAGCACGGGATACAGCCCTCTATGAAAGAGAGCTTAACCATAAGATTTCAACGGGACAAGAGGGCGTTTGATGTCGCTCTCTATCTTTGATTCCCAAAACTCTTCCAGCTACATCCGTCATTTAGAGAATCACCTCACAGAGCTACAAGAGCTGATACTAGACGTTAAAACTCCAATGGACCGCACCCTTGAACTGCGCGTCCGCTACAAGACCACTAAAGAGATACTGCACCTGGCCACTGGTCGGCTCCAGTCCCTCTCTACTTAAAACGCTGAGGCGAATATGACAACTGATCAAGATAGCTACGACGTAGAATGGCAGTCTTCCGACATCCCTGATACCGATGGCAATCCGACCTCGTTCCGAGAAGAAGCCGCGTCTTCGGAGAACACTTACGATGATTCTGAAAGTACCCCGAGTGAAGTCCCCTCCCCTGATGCGGATCAGGTAGAAGACGACATTTGGCGCACAGCTCCAGAAGCCCTTCGTGAGCAGTATGAGAAAGTGAACAACGACTTCAATTCAATGAAGGGCCGTCATAAGGCCGCTGAGAAACGAGCCGCTGACCTACAGCGAAGCTTGGAGCAAGAGGCGACCACACGGTCCGAATTAGAAGAGAAGACCCGCCGATTAACATCCTTTGAGACTGACCATCCCGACTACTCGCAAGACGTCGCGCAGTTGGTCTCAGCAGGTGTTCAAAAGGAAATGAAAAGTCGCGAACAAGCTGCTGCAACGGCTGCTAAAAAAGGCGCTGAAGAGAATGCGATGGGAGAGATATTATCTGCTCACTCAGACGCTCTAGTCCTCTATCGGTCTCCTGAGTTCGCGGCATGGGTCAAAGGTCAATCACTCGACATACAAGACGCCGTACAAGGCGATTCCCCTCAAGAAATCATTCAAATCTTTTCTTCGTACAAATCCTCTCGACCCCCTTCTGGCCTAGAACAGATCTCATCGTCTAGTAACTCTCGACAGTCAGCTCCACGAGCGACTGGTCGGCTATCAGATGATGAATCTTATCGGCAGGAGTGGGAGTCCTCATTATAAATAAGGGTCCACAATGGCTTTAAATTCTTTTGGTGATATTACTGGTAGCGTAGCGGCTAAGTTAGAGAAACAAGCTCTGGAACACGCTAAGTACTACCAGGTTCTTTCTACTTCTGCAAAGAAGTTCTCTCTGCCTAAAAACAACACTGATACGATTCGGATGCGTCGGGCTATTCCTTACACAGTAGCGAATACTCCGTTGACTGAGGGTGTACCCCCGTCATCTACTGACATCCGTTACGAAGTAGTCGACATCTCTCTGTTGCAATACGGTGGTTACACTGAAGTCACTGACATCCTGGTTGACTTGCATACCACTCCAGTCCTGTCTGACATCAACATGCTGAACGCTGAACAAGCCGCCGCAACTAAAGAAGCTCTCCTATGGGGCAAGCTGAAAGCTGCGACTAACGTTCAATACGCTGGTGCTGCTGCCTCTCTTGTTACCACTAACAGCGTCTTAGACGTCGGTGAGTTGCAAGCGGCAGTGAAGACACTGAATCGAAACAAGGCCCGTAAGGTAACCTCTATCGTGACCGGTGGCGTCAAAGTGAATACCTCGCCTGTTGAAGCATCATTCATCGCCTACCTGCACACCGATGCAGAGCCGTTGATTCGAGCTATGGCTGGTTTCACCCCTGTCTCTCAGTACGGCACCATGCAGACTATCTCTCAGCACGAGTTCGGCGCTGTCGAGAACGTCCGCTTCATCACGTCGCCTGACCTGGACTATGACGCTGGCTTGGCTGCCTCAAGCAAAGATGCCTACACCTGTATTATCACAGGTCAGGACTCTTATGGTTGTTTGAACCTAGCCGGCGCGGGTGTCTTCACTCCAGTCGTCCGCTCTGTCGGTAAGCCTTCCAAGTCAGACCCTCTCGGTCAGACTGGTTCAGTCGGTTACAAGATGTATAGCGCTGAAGCTGTCTTGAACCAAGACTGGCTGGTGAACGTCAAGTTCGTCCTAGCATAAACCCCCTGCCTCCCTATAGCCCCCTATGGGGAGGCTTTTACTTTAACTATGGAACCTCTTAATGGCTATTAAAAAAACTATTACTCAATCATCTGTTGCGGACCAAAGCACTGAAGACCTCTTACTGTTTGCAAAGGAG